GACCAGACGCAAAACCGCGAAAGTTATCCCTTTTACCAAGAGACCATCAGAAGAGCGCTATCGCAGGATTGTGGGCTGCTTGGAAATTGACGAAGAACCCTGCGGAGAAAATATTATACGTTTCTTCGACTTCTTCCCTCGCGATCCAACAACTTAAGTTTATTAAAGATATATTAACCTCAGACTTGTATCGTCTCTTCTGGCCTGAGATGGTCAATGTAGACGAAGCCAAGAGAGCTAAATGGTCTGAGACTGCGATTACTGTAGACCATCCTCTACGCAAGCAACTCTACATTAGAGACCCTTCCATCTTAGCAGCAGGTCTCACTTCCTCAGTTACTGGATTGCATCCAGACACCATCGTCTTTGATGACATGGTGGTGTACGAAAATGCATACACTGAAGAAGGTAGAGCCAAGGTTGCTCTGCAATGTTCCTTCCTAGCATCTGTTGAGAGCGCCAAGGGTGAACAGTTTGTAGTGGGTACACACTACGATCCCAATGATCAGTACATGGTCATGAAGTCCAAGAAGCTTCAGATCAGAGACTCAGAGGGAAATATTATTAAGGAAGAGCCTCTCTACGATGTATTTGAAAAGCAAGTAGAGAATAGAGGGGATGGCACTGGAGAGTTTCTCTGGCCAAGACAGAAGGCTCCTAATGGCATGGAGTTTGGCTTTGATATTGAAATCTTAGCCAATAAGAAAGCACTCTATGCGGGCAACGAGATGCAGTTCTACGCCCAGTATTACAACAACCCTAATATGGGTGAGAATGCGGGGATAGACAAAGGATGCTTCCAATACTACGCCAAGGAATGGCTCCAAGAGCGCGATGGTAATTGGTTTTATAAAGATAGGCGTTTGAATGTATTTGCAGCAATGGACTTTGCTTATACGACCAAGAAGCGGTCAGACTATACCGCTATAGTTGTCGTCGGAGTAGATTGCTACAATAACTTCTACGTCTTGGACATAGATAGATTTAAGACGGGGAATATCTCTGATTACTATGACCACTTGATGCAGATGCACAACAAGTGGGGTTTCTGGAAGGTAACTGCAGAAACCACTGCTGCTCAAGAAGTCATAGTGAATGATCTTAAACTAAACTACATACGCCCCAATGGACTTGCTCTTCAGATAGAGCACTACAAACCCAATAAGTATGAGGGCGCTAAAGAAGAGAGGATGGAAGCGGTCTTAACCCCTAGGTATCAGAACCGACAGATGTGGCATTACTTAGGAGGTAATTGCCAGACTCTTGAGGAAGAGTTGATGTTACGCAGACCTCCTCACGATGATATCAAGGATTGCTTGACCACAGCTATTGTCAATAGCACAGCACCCACAAACCAAAGAATGCACAACGTTAATCATTACAATTTATCAGAGATGGCTCATCGCCGTTTCGGTGGTTTAGGATAATGCCCGCTCTATATGAAAGATTGAAGAGACAGTTGGCCTCAAGAGGCGTTAAAGGCGCTGCAGGCATGGCTGCTGCACTTTTGAAAAAGCGCGGTCAGATGGATGGCAAAGGCAAGCTGACTTCTGAAGGCAAGAAAAGACAAGCTCTAGGAAATGCTGGAAGAGCTAAAGATAGAGCAGCCAAAGCTGGTGGAGGAAAGCCAAGTGATTATAAATACAATCCAAAGACTAATAGGACTAAACGTAAGTGACCGGTAAGGTTGAACAGTTTTACGATTACCTCAGGCCAGATAATCTGGGGTGTAACATTGCCAATAAGTGGACTGACTGGAACAATGCCCGTCAACCATTTATCAATGAGATAGAAGAGATCAGGAAGTATTTGTTTGCTACCACTACGATGCAAACATCTAATTCTGCTCTCCCCTGGAAGAACAAGACCACCATTCCGAAACTCACTCAGATCAGGGATAACCTGTACGCCAACTACTTGGCAGTGGAGTTCCCCAAGAGGAAGTGGTTGGATTGGTTGGCCAATGAGAGGGACGCCAATTCTCTGGAGAAGAGAGAGGCCATCCTTGCTTATATGAACTGGGTGATCTCTCAACCTCAATACAAGTATGAGATGTCCAAGTGCATCTTGGATTATATTGATTATGGTAACTGCTTCGCACTAGTGGAGTGGTTGGATCAGAGGGTGGAGAGAGATGACAAAATACAGGCGGGGTACGTGGGGCCAATGGTTCGGCGTATTAATCCTCTTGATATTGTCTTCAATCCCACTGCTCCTACTTTTATTGAAGCTCCCAAGATCATACGATCATTGATATCTATTGGTGAGTGTAAGAAGCTCCTGGAGAGCATGTCCACTGATGAGAATAGGGAAGAGTATGAAGAACTCTTTCACTACCTCATGGACATTCGTGGTAGAGCGCGTAGCCATACCACTACGGCCAAGACAGGATCAGAGAACCTCCATGTTCTTGACTCCTTCTACACGGTAGATGGTTTCGATACTTTCCAGAGATATCTCGAAGGAGAGTACGTAGAGATACTCACATTCTATGGTGATCTCTTTGATCACGAGAAGAATGAGCTTCTGCAGAACCATGTGATCATGGTGGCAGATAGGCATAAGGTAATTGGGAAGAAACCCAATCCCTCGTACTTTGGGTATCCTCCGATATTCCACGCAGGGTGGAGACTTCGTCAAGATAATCTATGGGCTATGGGTCCTCTTAATAATCTGGTGGGTATGCAATATCGCATAGACCACATAGAGAACTTGACTGCAGACGTATACGATCTTCTCGCTTACCCAATGTTGAAGATTAAGGGATACGTCAATGACTCTGAACTAGGTCCTCTTCAGCGTATCGTTACTGATAACGAAGGTGATGTAGAGATACTCTCACCTCCTTGGCAGATGCTCCAACCCAATGGATTGGTTGAGAGGTATGAAGCCAAGATGGAAGAGATGGCAGGTTCTCCTAAGGAAGCCATGGGTTTCAGAACTCCTGGTGAAAAGACTGCCTTTGAAGTTCAAAGGTTGGAGAATGCTGCATCTCGTATCTTCATAAACAAGACAGGGCAATGGGATGATCAATTCCATGAGCGTGTGTTGAATGGATGTTTGGAGATGGCTCGGAGGAACATACAAGGTCCTCAAGAGATCAATGTCTTTGACAATCAATTCAACATGCAGACGTTCATGACTCTCACTGCAGATGATATTACTGGAGCAGGTAGGATTAAACCTCTCGCTGCTCGACACTTTGCAGAGAAGGCTGAGTTGGTTCAGAACCTCAGTAATCTTTATCAGAGTGGTATAGGACAAGACCCTCTGGTTATGGCTCACTTCTCAGGTAAGAAGATTGCTAAGATCGTTGAGGACGCTTTGGACCTATCAGACTATGAGGCAGTTCAAGACTTTGTGAGAGTGGGTGAGCAGGCAGAGATGCAACGCTTGGCCATGGCTACTGAAGAACAGACACTTATGCAGGCTACTACTCCCTCAGGTATGACTCCTGATGATGTAGAAGGTCCTGATATAATGAGTTCATTAGGTCCTCAGATACCTCCTAATGTCTAAAGACGCTTATAAATTTACCTTCCCTTTACTTCTTTGGAAGAATGAAGAAGATAAGTCTCAAGGATTAATGGGAGGTACCTTTATCTGGCATGCTGAGAAAGACTCTATAGAAGATAACTTCTTTACTCAGTGTACTAAAGTTAATTACTACGAGAGTATTGCAGAAGAGTTTAATAGATACTCTAAGAGTTTAAAAGATAAAGAAACTACATAGAGCTATAGATAACATCTTTCACTCTAATTAACCCCATATAACTAAAGACCCTATATTACTCTAATTTCCTTTGTCTTGTTCCAAGAGACTCTTTAAGAAGAACTCTATATAAAGAATAACTATATATGACCCTTAATATACAATGGACTTCTCACCTCTCTAATGATCCTAAAGAAAAGAAAGCTTTAGAAGAAAGCATTATTAGAAATAAAGATATATTAGATAGACTTAAGAGCCTCTTAGAAGAGAAAGAAAAGAGCCTCTATAATAAATCTATTTCACCGTCTTCATACAACACTCCATCATGGGACGCTCTCAGAGCACATAATGATGGTCGCTTGTTTGAGATTAATGAGCTTAAAACCCTAGTGACCATATAGGATAAAATGACTATTGATTTATTTGCAGACGACCAGTCTGTCTCTCTCGACCCCGAAGCTAACTACTACGAAGAACTCGTAGGCGAAGGTAAGAAATATAAAGATGAAAAGGCCCTCGCTTACAGCAGACTCGTAGCAGACGAACACATCAAGAAACTGGAGTCTGAGCAAGCTGCTCTTCGCCAGGAACTTGAGACGCGGATGAATATGGAAAAGTTCCTAGACAAATTGAACTCCGCTCCACTAACGCCAGCGCCTACTAACCTTCCTCCACAAGTAGAGGGTGAACAGCCACAGGTTACCTCCGCACTTAAACCAGAAGACGTCGCACGTCTTGTGGCACAGCATGTTTCTCAGATGGAACAACAGCGTACTGCTTCGCAGAACACTGAAGTTGCCATGAAGAAACTAGCTGAGGTCTACGGACCTAACTATGCACAAAAACTGAAGCAAGAGATCACCAATCTAGGCGTTACCGAAGATGAGGCGAGAGCCCTCGCGGGCAGAAGCCCAGCAGCTCTCTACCGACTCTTGGGTATTGATGCTCAGAAGCCCACAGAAGGTTTCCAAGCTGCTCCTAGATCACAGGCAACCTCTTTCCCCACTGGAAAGAAGATTGGGTATTCCCACTTTGAAGAACTTCGCAAGAAGGACTTACGAGAATACTTCTCTCCAAAGGTTCAGAATGAAATGCATAGATTGGCTCACGAGATGGGAGACGACTTCTACAAATACTAATTTTCTATTACGGAGAAAACTTAACTAATGGCTGGTTTTTCAACCACCAACACGCAGTTTCTCTTCAGAACTGATCTGTGGGAAAAACAGATCAAAGACGTTCTGCAAGATGAACTGATGGGTTGGCGTCACGTCCGGATGCTTGACTTCCCGGAAGGTGACCGACTGAATATTCCAAGCATCGGCCAGATGATGTCCCGCGACTACGTCGAAGGACAACAGGTCATGTACGATGCAATGGATACCGGTAACTTCCAATTCGTGATTAACGAATACAAGCAGTCCGGTACGTACATCACGAACAAAATGCTTCAGGACTCGTTCTATGCGAGCGAACTGCAAGCAATGTTCGTTCCCAAGCAGGCTCGTGCTCTGGCTGAAGCGATTGAGGAGAAAATCCTCCGCATCGGTCCCGCGACTCAGACTCCGTCTGACCTGAACCTCATCAACGGAATGGCTCACCGCTTCGTTGGTACTGGTACTGGTGCGACCATGTCTGTTGCAGACTTCGCACGTGTCAACTTGTCTCTGGATATGGCTAACGTCCCCCAACAGGGCCGTGTGGCTATCGTCCATCCGACTGTGGCCTATACTCTGGGTACACAGACCAATCTCATCAACCTTCACAACAACCCGCACTGGGAAGGTATTGTTCGCACCGGTCACATGTCCGGTATGAAGTTCGTCAACAACATCCTCGGTATCGATGTGTGGACGTCGCAGCGCGTGCGCCGCAACACCACCACTGAAACCGTTGATAGTGATGCAACGACTCTTGCCTACAATAACATCTTCTTCTCAACGGTTTCTGACGTGGTTCCTTTCGTGGGCGCTATCCGTCAGGCTCCGAAGGTTGACAGCGAGTACAACAAGGACTTCCAGCGTTGGGAGTATGTCACTACCTGCCGGTATGACGTGGCTCTCTTCCGTCCGGAAAACCTTGTGACTGTCCTCACTGATACGCCTACTTTCTAAGGAGTAATTAGTATGGCAGTTAATGACCT